CACAACATCAGCAACAACATCTCCACATAACTCTAATAACCTATGTAGATACAATCGCATGAACTCAACATGGTTGAATTGAGGCATCAATCCAATTACTACACCTTTTAACCATTCTCTAGGTTTCTTCTTATAAGTCAAGGAGAAGCTGAGTTTTGCTATGGTCTTCCCTATACGGGGGGTGAGTACATAACCTTGTCTAGTTGGTAGAAAATTAGATGAGTAAAAGGTGAGGGTATGAGGGGTACGGGAGTGCATTTTGGGAGAGAAACCTAAGCGTTGCAGCCAAGTCTCAAAGAGAGTCTTATCAAGTAGATCAGTGGTCGATAGTACACTATCATCACCACCAACCATAATACGACTATTCCCATTGAAGCACTCGTCACCGACCTGGAGATAAAGACAATAAATCTGTAGCAGCCCGTTCAAGAGACTATTTACCAAAGTAGTATTTGGGTCTCCACTCTTTCGTGTTGCTTCAGTTTCATAATGAACTCCATGGGAAGTGTAACCGTGGGTTCGCCTCTGAAGTCTCAACACTTCTAAAGCTCTCCCTTTTAATCCAAACCTAGTATATATAAACTCTTCCAATTTTAAAGCTCTTAGGTGAACACTACGATCGAATCTAGAAAAGTCATTTTCGTAAAGAGCTGTTTCAGTTAGATTTGTTATCCATTTGCCTAATTCATGGTTATTCATACCAGAAGCGTAAGTGATTATGAAGTCTTTAGACCACAATCTTTTCAACTCCCGGTGCATAGCAGTTATCCAAGGTCCTAAAAGAACATTGGCTTCACTAGCAATTCCCTGTATTAGTCTGGGATCAAAATCTTCAAGAGATTCCACTAACTGTTTTTCCACTTTTACAAAAGATCTTCTAGTCCCGATCTTATTTAGTTGGTTATCATCAATGCCCTCCTTAATTCGCTTCTCAGCGACTTTGTGCTGTGATTGACGACTGGCAGGAAAATTCCTATTCCATTCTTCAAAGGAAATTGGTCTCAATATATCACTGTCTGGGAACAGTCGATTAA